CCGATAATATCCCAACACTGGTCGGCAATAATCATGTGTTCCTTCTGCGTACCGTTCGCACGTCTCAGGTCACAGTAGTGAATCCAACTACGTAGACTACCCGCCATGTACAACGTTGTCTCGGTCAGACCTTCGGGTAACAATGCACGTGCCTGTTCCTTTGCAATACCCATCTTAAGTGCAGCTTCATATTCCTTCTTTGCGAAGTTACGAATCCTTTGTTGAGAACGATTCCACTCTTCGGTGATGACTCTATCATCAGTTACGTTAGAGTTCTGGCGGTTCTTCAGGTCTTGTATACGTGGTTCACGCACTACATCGATATTCTCACTCACTGCATACCGTTGAGAGAACTCTTGGAATGCAAACGAGCGGTGTCGCAGTATTTGTCTCCCAATGTCACGGGTCGTTTTGATTTCCATAGTCATATGCACCATCTCAAAGGGTGACCAATGATTCTCTTTCATTAGGTAACCCAATAGCTTTGGTGCGGTCTTCTTGTTAGACTGGTTAGCTGGATTACTGACCCTTGCCGTATATGCCACGAGTTCACCCGCAGTATTACAATCAGTAATCGCAGACGGACTACTCAGGGCTATTAGACTTACTTGACTCATTTAAAATACTCCATACATTCGTTTATGTTCATTGTTTTGAAATCGATACCTAAATTGATTCTAACACCCACGTCACCTTTCCTGTGAACGGAGTGCCATTCTTGGTGGTTAAATAATAACCACTGATTTACTTCTAGGACATTCTCAGATGTCACTTCAAGTTTACTCATATCTGGGATATGGAACTCGTCCACAACTTTGAATGGTTTAGTCTCTCTATACCATTTGGTCACTTCGTCTCCACCCTGTAACAAACAGAATAGACTAGACTTCCTTGCGTGTCCGTGATGTGGATGTAACAACTCACCACCGTTCTGTATCTGAACTATAGGCATACACTCATCTTTAGGGATACCATAGGTATTAAACATGGACGACTGTATTAGTTCGGCCATCTCTTCGGGTACATCATACTGGTCAATAACAATTCTATTGACAACACCAAACTGGCGTGCCATTAGTGCCGACCTTTGTCTCAGTACTCTCGACTGTCTATGTCCGACAATCTGTTCTATCGTCTTCCAATCGTTATTAGTTATAGAGTGGTTGATAATAGAATGTTTTCGATGACGAAGTTTTAATGGTGTAGTTATACCTTGGACAACATCATTTGCCCACTGAAGACACCTTTCCTTTTCAGCCAAAAGAAAGTTTAGTGGCGTGTCAAGGTTCTTAAAGTGAATCGTCATTCGGTTTACCGTCTGGTCGGGTGATGTTGATACCATTGACAATCTTTGATATCTCGAAGTCACTAATCTCCACGTCCTTGTTTTCCCTCACCCATCTCAGAATAACCGTAGTCACAACAGTTGATGTTCGAATTATTCCTTCTTGAAACCCCTCATCTTCACCATGAATAAATCCAACTACCTTTCCGTACCAGAAAGAAACGAACATTAAGAACAAGGTGAACAGAGGCCAAGCATATTGAATATCCATTTAATCTTCCTAAAGTTTAAAGTTCTTGAAGTTCTCGGACTTCATTCTCTGACCAGCTGAACTGTTATCGAAGATTGGTTTATCATCCCAACCCTTATCAGGGTCATTAGGAATCATCTCTGCGTCATCATCATCAGTCAATCGCATCTTACTACGGTCAACCTTAATGGTAAACTTCTGGTTGGCGCCAGTCGCATCATTGTAACGATTCTTCAACTGTTTAACCATTATCTTACCAAGACTATTTAGTTCATCATTAGTAATGAGTGCGAACATCAGGTCAGCTGTAGCCGGTAGACCGAACGACTCGGACGTATCCTCTAGACCAACATCGTCATTACCGAAACCAGAACGTGTAGTCTGAGTAGCAGACATGATGGGTACATTGAACTCTACTGCGAGTCCACGTAACTCTTCTGCAATACTCTTGATATAAGAATAAGAGTTAATCGCACCACCCATACCTTTCATACGAGACGATGCACAGATATTTAGGTAATCAACAAAGATAATCTCAGGGACAAAGTTCTTCTTCAACTTCATCTCGTTAAGTAACGCACGGAAGTGTGAAGTGTTTGCCTGTCCAGTTGGGTATTCCTTAATGATAAGTTTACCTTGAGTCTTTGCGGCAATCTGTGATACTTTGTCTGTGAACATATCCTTAGATAGATTCTCCAGCTGACTGATATCTACGTTCAGTAGATTCGCATCAATACGTTCTGCGATACGTTCTTCTGCCATTTCCATAGTGATGTACAGTGCGTTCCTACCCTGCGATAGAGCAGATGCCGCCATGTGACACATGAAGAGTGACTTACCAACACCAGTACCCGCAAGGGCAATGTTGAGTGATTTGTTTGTTAGACCACCTTTGGTAATCTGGTTGAACATATCAAGGTCAAACGAAACACGTTCTTCTTGTTCGTGATAGAAGGCATAACGACCCTCGACATTCTCAAGGTAATCGTGACCAATATTAGTATCGAACGTAACACCCAGTGCCTTGGATAAGACATCAGGGATTGCGTTCTTCTGCATCGTTGCATGTTTACCATCAATGATAGAGATAGACTCCATCACCGCATTGAACACTGCACGGTCTTGACACCACTTCTCAGTGCGTTCAATTAACCATTCAAGGTTCTCAGGTTCGAAGGTAAATACGTTTGGTAATAGGTCTATCCCAACACGGTGATGTTCTTCACCCATTGAGTTATTCTCATCCATCTCAATCTTGAATGATTCAAGAGTTGGGAGTTTGTTATATTTTGCTACAAACTTTGTGACTTCTTTGAAGAGGCCTTTGTAGACCCCCTCAAAATAATCAGGTTGTATAAACGGAAGAACCTTCCGCATATATTCCTCATTAGTCAGTAGGTTCCGTAGTACTGTCTGTTCCAGATTTATGTTCATTATATAGTTCCTCTATTTCATCACTCATGTCTTCGGTCATCAACGACTCACCCGTCTTGGAGTCAGTCGCAACCATCGTTCCCTCACTGACAGACGTATCTATCACCGCAGATAGTATTCTACCACAATATGCCTGAAGAGTCAAGTCCTCGACAGATAAATCTGCATCTGGTGTAGAAACAATACTAAAGTTGAAGGAGATTTGACCTTCTTCGTCATCCTCTCCAACAAACTCGATTGTCCCAAAGGAGATAACCGTTTCAGGATATTCCTCTAGGAGTCGAATGTTCCAACCATGAGCGTCATCAGCTGGGACTATCTCATAATGAATCTTCTCACTTAACATTGTCTCAATGTCATTCGCCATCGATAATATCATCCATAGACACTAGTGCCTTCTTAGTTATAGAGTACTGATTCTGTAAGAAGTCAGCGAAGTCAGTATCCGCCCAAATCGGTGCCCAGAACTCATCTTTAAGAGTATCCTTCTCCCTTACTTTGGGTTCGACAAGTTCACCAGTCTTTCTATCCACCCTACAATACCAGCCATTACTAGGCTTACTAGCATAACCACCAGCAAGAGCAGCGTCCAAAAGACCACTATTACGTTCGACGCCACCTTCCCAAGAAACACTAATAGGAATTTTAGACTTCTCTTTAACGTATCTCGACTTCTCGACATTAATGACGAAATCATAACCTGTTACCTCGGTTCCCGTCTTATTCTGTCTACGACCAAGAATCCAGATGTTATCTGCACTGTAGTAAATACCAGTACCACCACCTACGATGTCTTTAGGGAAGAGACCAATCTCTTTATATGTGTGGTTGACGGCAAGCATTGGTATATTCTTCATGGTCAGATATGGGGTACACATCCTGAAGAGACCTTTCAATGCTTTAGCACGGGACATATCTGCCACGGACTTCTCATCGATTGCATCTTGAAGTTCTTTCTTAGATGCAAGATTTCCAATTGAATCAATGACGATGATAACGTCATCTTTTCTGTCGATGTTCTCAAGTTGACCGATAAGGTCAAACTTTAACTCTTCGACATTGGCGATGGGCGTATGTAACACCCGTGCGGTATCAATCCCAAACTGTTCAAAGTAAGATTGGGGTGAACCAAACTCACTATCATAGAACAGCATCACAGCATCCTTCTTCGCCTTTAAGTATGCGCCTGCCATAAGCAGTGCAAACGAGGTCTTGAAGTGCTTTGAAGGGCCTGCTAGGACGGTCAATCCTGGCGTGACACCACCGTCAATACTTCCTGACAACGCAACGTTCACCATTGGAACATCGGTTGACACCATATCTGTTTCAGTAAAAAATTTACTCTGCGACAGTACTTCCGCCGTCTTGATTTTGCTGTTCTTCTTCAGTTTGTCCATCATACTTGACATTATTTGTTTCCTCACGTTCATCTAGTTCATATTGTTTTCTGTAACTGTTGTTAATTGTAACACACTTATCAATTAAAGTCAAGTCCGTATCGAATAAAGTAAATGCTTTTGTATCCTTGGGGAAACACGCACCACCATAACCACGTTTACCATCATAGCCAGGCACTCTCGTGTGACCAACACCAATCCTATCATCCTTACCGATAGCATTAGCAACCGTAGGGAAGTTACAACCAAACTTCTGAATTGAATCATACATTTGATTGAAGAAGGTGACTTTCATTGCAAGATAAGAATTCACACCATACTTAACAAAGGCAGCTTCTGGGCCTGAAGTGAACAGATATTCACTAGCAGTACATAGACTGTATACGTCATACAACTGTGCAAGACCTTGACAAGCGTCAGGGTGACCACCAATTACATGGTAAGGTGCGTTAACAAACTGTGCCTTCGCATTACTTTCAGTAAGGAACTCAGGGTTGATTGTCAGACGTTTGATGTCATCTTCAAACACAGATGAGTATAAACGGTCTACTATGTCGGGAGTGATTGTCGATTTAATAACAACACCGCCCTCAGTATGTTCCAACAGTTTTAGTGCGGCATCTTCTACAATAGATGCGTCAACGAATCCACTCTCTGCCATTGGTGTAGGGGCACAAATGAATGTCACGTGTGGTTCCCAATCTACTAGTTCATCGATAGTAGTACCATATTTGGGGTCTACATAAAACTTCTCGACCTCTGGATGGGTAAACGCATAGTCTACAGCACCACCAACAAATCCGTGTCCTACAATACCTATTTTTAATTTAAGTTGCACGTCCTGTTGTTCCCCTTCGGGGGTCATATTTCTCATTCCATCATCAGTCATCATTTTACTCCGTAATAATTTTTAAACCATCTAACGAAGGATGCTACGCCTTGTTCGATGTTCACTTTTGGTTCGTATCCAAGTTCTCTTAATTTCGCTGTATTACTCCAAGTCTCTAGAGTATCAGCTGGATGTCGAGGAGCAAGAACTACTTCTGCCTCAACCCCAAGTTCATTACTTATACAATCAATAAAGTGCATCAGTTCAACCTGTTTACCTCTACCGATATTGTATATCTCGCCTGGCAATAAGTCTGAGAACAATACAAGTTTAATACCTTCGATGATATCACCGATGTATGTAAAGTCTCGTTTCATCTTACCATAGTTAAATGCCGAAATTAGTTCCCCTGATGCAATCTTATCGGTGAACTGGTACAATGCCATATCAGGTCTACCCCATGGGCCATATACAGTGAAGAACCTTAGTCCCACAGTGTTTAGTCCAGAGATTTTAAATTGACATTCGTTACAATACTTGGTGTATGCATATGGGTTCAACTGGTGACCAGTAACCTCGTCCTCAGTCCAACCAGTCTTAGGGATAGGTGTACCACCATAGACTGAACTAGTTGATGCGTATATCACCTTTGCGACATTATACATCTTACACACTTGAATCAAGTTCTGAGTTGCAATGATGTTATCATTATGATATAGTTGTTCGTTACCGACCGAGTCACGTACACCCGCACGTGCGGCCAAGTGAATGACAATATCTGGTTGATACTCGTTAAAGACAGCATCCAAATCGTCAAAGTCTTTGAGGTCACATTTCACGACATGATGACCAAAGTATTCTATACGGTCATGCTTCAGTGAAGGGTCATAATAGTCATTGAAGTTATCCACCCCAACAACATCAAACCCATCGTCCAACAGGTTATTGGATAGGTGACTACCAATGAATCCTGCCGCACCCGTTATTAAAATTTTCATACTTTCACAACTCCGTGATTTTTTCTAATAGCATACTTACTATCTGTGGGAACTCTTCGAGTCTCCAGTACTTCCTTTATATAGTCTTTATACATCTCAGCGCCCTTCAAACCTTTTGATGGTGGGTAGAGAATGTCTTCGTTCTCCATAAAGAAGATACACATCATAGCAACGTCACGAAATGCAACCGCCTTACCATTATATAATAGTATTTTATCTTGTTCGGACTTACGTCCCTGTACTACTTGCCATTTATCCATTACGATATATGTACTCCAATGCTCTGTCTGCCTCTTTGTTCAATGGTCTGTTCTCATACCAGTTACCAGTCTCAAGGTCTAACTCACTACACATCTGTGCAATCTGAGTAGACGATATCGGATAACCTTTCTTATATGCATTACCAGCGATAGCAATCATTATTGCATACATCTTACCATACCAACCAGTCTCACTGATACTACGATACTCCGCTTCCAATCTTCGGGGGAAGAACGGACAGTCACGATAGGATGTCCATGTGATATCGGTATTGTCCAGTGAGTTCTTACGATGTGCCATTACTGCCGCCTGTAACTCAGGTGGTAGTCTATCCATGAATGTATTACCCTGTTGTTCTACAAAGGAATACTTATTCATCAACATATCGGGGTCTAGTTCAACACCGTCATTTCTAAAGAAGAAACTGTACGCATCTGGATACTGTGCAGGGATGTAGTACATCCGTGACAGGTCTTTTGTTTGTGCGTCACCGAGTCCATCGAACTGTTTATTCATTGCGAACCAGAAGTGGGGTAATTCTTTTCTACTGACCTTTCTGGTCAACGGGAACACTAGTCGGAACTTAGGTTTCTCTGCTTTGGATGATGCAGTGTTATAACACACATATTCGAATCGACCAAACATCTGTTCTAATTGTATGGTCAAGCACTCAATAGGACTACGAACGGAATCACTATGTACCACATAATCATCAACGTCAAGACAAGCCCAACCAGACCACTCAGAAACATTCTTATTAGACCTAGTAGTATCGACATCATACCGAGCAGGACTAATAAGAGGACTAGAAT